GAATGGCTCCCAAGGCTGGAATGTTATTTATCAATCCTGTTTGGATTCAGTTTGCAGAATCTGCAACTCTGGCTCCAATTGATGACTGAGAAATAATTTGTTGAAAAGAAATACTAGATACATTTGCTCCGTTAATGACTGTTCTCTTAGCGAACTCAAATACTTGTTTAGCAGGACTGGAAATAGATTTGTTAAGATTTATCTCAACACCTAATCCGTCCATAACTTCCAAATATTTAGTAGCTAGAGCTTTGTCAAAAATAACTATATCATCTCCAAGTACTTCATATCGATCTTCTCAATTCAGGTAATTTCCTATTTGAGTTGAACAATATTGAAGTATTCAGTGATGAGTAATAGCTAATCCTGCCCAGGAAGAAAGACCTCCCATAGGTTGACCAACTGAGTAACGGTACTTATTATTTTGATCAGTCAAGAGATGAGGAAATTTCTTCTTCACTCCTGGTGAAAATTCAAATGTACGATCAGCCATTAATGACTGTCATGCAGATGAAAATCCTTCCAGTTTTACTAAACCTTCTAAAATAGAACCCGTAAGGGCCCTAGGTAGACGGTCAGTAGCACTAGAGAGGTCAAAACTATAAGCACAGTTATAAAGTCTTGCTTTCTCAATGGATCTCTTTACGCTGTCCTCTTGATTAAATGTACCATCGTTAGGGATTTCCTTAAGGATGGCAAACAAATAATCATGGAGAGGACGAAGAACAGACTGGCTAATGGAATCAATTAGAGCAAAAACCCTAATCTTTCCAGCAGCCTCTTCTTTTATAGCGAATTGAGATAAACCATTATCTGGATTACACGATTTCTTAAAGTTTAATCTTTGAGGTTTCGTCATAGCCAGTAATGATTCCATATTAGATATTATAGAATTTCACCGAGCTAAATTATGTCCTTTCAAAGTACCCAAATAATTTTGGATATTCTGATAAACATTCTTCTGCTCAAGATTTCCATTTAAAAGTAAATGGAGATCGGTGAAAATCCCTTGGTAACTCATAGAGTTACTAGGTGATGATTTCTGTGATAATACTAATGATTGAGGCGCAAGTTTGGGTTTTATGAAAGATAGGTTAATTCTACTAAAGAACGATCCTGCCTTTGCATAAGCCATTAGGTCAAGAAGAACTTCTGATGAACCAGTAAAAGGGTCGTATATAGTATTAATCTTTGTTTTTCCAACAATAGACATAATACGATAACTACCAAATAATGATAATCAGAATCTCATCAAATTTATATTACCAGATCGGATCATTTGGCGGTCACTACGATTTATTATCGCAGGACATCCATTTATCAGACGAGGTAAAGGTAAATTTGGTTCCAAGACACGGAGAGAGCTTATTTTATCATCTCCCAAGTACTTTTGAAGAGCAACCTGATTCGCTTTCAGCCATTTGACTGTAAAGTAAGAACCATGGTTACGATTCATCTTAAGTACCCGAGAGAAGAAATTATAAGCTATTCTTATTCGTTCTTTTATGGAACTCTGCTTATCCATTGAAAGTATAACAACTTTCTTTAGATTTATAGGCAGAGCACGTCTAATTTTAGACACAGGTAGCAGCTTCTCTATCCGAACGGATTTAGCACGGAAAAGCAATAATTTATTTTTAAATAGATTTTTGTTTGACATGTTAAATTTTATAAGATAGATGGCTATAGTTATTCGGTAATTACCGGACTTAGCTATGAGTCCTGTCATTTTCTACTGAGTTAAACGTCTTCCCTTACGGGAGTAGTTTCGCTCAACGTAGCATTTGGGGTCCATCTTCATGGTCCTGATCTAATATTTGCACTGCTGTTTATGATTTGATTCACATCTTATCCTATCAGTTAGACTGATCGACAGTTATATCTCCTCACAGCACAAACCATCAATACAGGACGGTATATACACTCCGGCAAAGGTTCCACAAGAAACAAGGTTCTCTAAAAGGGAAGTAATTCCCGGTCTGAGGTTAACCTTACT